TTGGATCCATATATTATTTTTTTACTTTTGAAATCATACCTTTGATACCAGGTGCCGCCCTAACCCCCAGACTGACAGAGCAGGCTAAATATAAGAGATGGGTATAATACTCCGGTAAACTTTCCAAAATCTGAAACCCACGTTCAATGTGTGGTTGCATAAAAGGCAAGAAGGCACAAATTGCAGGCACCATCAGGGCGAGCAAAACAAATTCGTCTTTCCACGACCCTTTCATTTGATCTACAGCCGAAGCCTCCCACGCTACCTTCCCAGCGATCTGCTGCTCCTTCAAACTCTTCTGTGCTTGAATCTCAGTAAGTTTTAATTCTGATTTTGCTTTTTTAGTTGCAACAAAACCTTTTACTGTATCACCTATAATTGAAGTGAGAGGCCCGACTAGTAGATTGAACATTTTATGCTCCGCCCATTTTCCACAAAACAGTTAAAACAACTGCGCACACAATACCAGCTTTAATCCAGTCTTTCATGTTCCAATCGTTCCATTCTTTTAACCATTCCCATGTATCTTTAAGTAGTTTCATGTTGCCCTCCTTAATTTTTTGAAATTATTTATACTTGACGGTATTCTTCATACCTTTGTGGCCTTGAGTTACAGTTTGAACATCACCACCATCTTTATACATCATGCCACCGCCCATCATCTTTTTAGCTTGGCCTCCGTATTTATAATTCATCATTCCGCCACCCATCATTTTTTTAGCGTGACCACCATGTTTATAATTCATCATGCCACCGCCCATCATGCCAGGTATTTGAATCTCTTTAGGCATTCTAATAACTTCGTCAACTTTAACTTCTCCGCCACTCATCATTTTTTTAGCGTTTTTTTCTTTTAAAGCTTTTTTCATGGACTCTGTTTTATCACCATCTTTATCAAAATCTAAATAATCAGGTTTACTTTTTTTCATCTTTGTCTCCTTAGTGTAATGTTTTTGTTTGGTCGGCAAAACCTAACTCTATTATTTGTCTAAATAAAACTTTTGTCAAGTCTTCTCCTAATGCTTCAGTATATAACATTTTTGCTGTATTTAAAAATGCATTTGCAATAAAAACAGTATCATCAGGATTCTTTGTGTTTTCTAATGCTATTTTATAGGCTTTTTTCATAATTTTATCAGTTAAATTATTTATATCATGTACGTCCATTAGCAATTCCATTTCCTCAAAGATTTATTAATCCTTGAATTAGGATCATTTGCTGTTTTTGAACTTGTTAATTTTTTCTTCATACCAGACATTCTAGCACAAAAAGACTTTCTTCTACTAGCGGCTTTTGAACCTTTTTTTAATTTAGAGGGTTTAGTAGTAACTGCTGTTTTAAGTTTAGAGCCAGGATTAGCAGCTCTGTAAGAAGCTACGCCTTTTTTGTTTAGGCCTCCTGATTTACTCTTTCCTTCTTTTCTTGTCCATGCAGCTGTCTTTGGCATTATCTCATAGCCATGCCATATCCTCGTACAGCTAGCCCTCCTGACCTTGCTTTTAGTGTTTTAACATTTGATGGTTTTGGACCTGTGTTTGAGGCTTGTTGTTTTCTTTTAACAGCACTTGTTTTTTGACCTTTGGACATACCTCTAGCTTTAGCTATAGGAACACACTTAGGATAATTTTTTCTTTTCTCTCCACCACTTCGACCACATTTAGGATAAGACCCATCAGATTTTTTATTGGCTATATCTACCCAATTTTCTTTAACCCAAGCTCTTAATCCTTTTTTAGCCATTAATTTAGTGAGGTTGCTTTTCTACGAGTTACTCCGCCACAAGCCGCGGCTATAATTTTACCGCCTCTAACTTTTCTGTCTGCAGAAACTTGTTTTCTTGATTGTGATATCTCATTTATAGAACCACCCATTGCTTTTTTCTTTGGTTTCTTTTTGCCACCAGGTTTTATCTTGCCTGAACACACTGCAGATGCATACATGTTAGCATAGGCACTTGGATAAACTGCAAATTTAGCCTTTGCTGCTCTTTTTCCTTTTGCACATAATTTTCCCATTTTAAATCCTCCCTTTATTCACTTGAGATTGCTTTACAGCTATGTTTTCTCTTTGTTGTTCTTTTTTCAGTAGTCTATCTTGTGCTCTTTCACTTCTATCCATGTTGCGATCTCCCTCAGCTTTGTCAAGAGCTACATTTGCCTTTAACTGAGCTATATCTTCTTGAGATTGCATTCTTTCTCTATCAACAGCATCCTTTTGTTCTAGTTTTTTCTCATCTAAAGCTTGTTTTTGACCCTGTTGCATTGCTTTTAGCTCTAAATCGTTCTTTTTTAGGTCTATTTCTTGTTGTTTTAGTTGAATTAGTGGATCTGACCCTGTTTGATCAAACATTTCTTGCTCTTCAGCTACCATTTGTTCGATTATCTCTGCAATTTTGACTGCAACAGCACTTTCTGTCTGTGCTTGTAGTTGTTCTTGTTGTTCAGGTGGTATTTGACCCCCTGTTTGTTGCATTATTTGTTGCATTTCAGGTGCCATTTCTTCTTGTATGATGTTTCTAGCCATAAATCCAACATGTTCTGTTATGTGTGATTGCAACATTGACATAATTGGAGGATTTTGTCTTACTAAACTTGAAGACATAAAGGCTCTGTGTGCTCTAATGTGTGCAGAATGATCCTGATCAGGAAATGCTACAGGTTTTTGTGCTACAAGAGCACCTGCGTTCTCCATGGCAGGATCTTTTGGTTGTGGCTGAGGGGGTGGAGGTAATACTTTTTCAATATTTTGAACTCCAAGAGCTTCGTACATTCTTCTGTAAGCTTCATGTAAATTATGTATCTGAGGATTTGACTGAGCAAGTTGTAACTGTGTTTGTGCAAGAGTTACACGCTGTGCCATAGAAAATATGTTTGGATCTGAAACAGGAATGACATCTACTCTGTCATCAAAGTCTGTTTGCTTAACCATTTGATTACCACCTGCTACCATGTAAGGATATTCAGGAGGTAAGTATTCTGAAAATACTTTTGATAATAAATTAAATTCTACTTTTTGAGCATAGTGTAATCTTTTGTGAATAGCGGACATAACTTTCATGCCACGTTCTAAGATAGCCATAGTTGTTCCAACAGGTTGTTGCTGACTACCACCCTCACCCATCATCATATCTGTTACACCTGCAAATCTTCTACCTGCTTCTGTAACAAATCCTAATAATTGAAATAAAGTTCCACTTGGTTCTTTGTAAGGTAAAGGCATAAGTGAATCACGTAAACTTCCGCCAGGTGCATCAACATCACGCCATTCTCCTGGTTGTAATGGTTCATCATCATCTCTGACTCTAAGTCCTCTTGCTTTAAATCCTGCAGGTAAGTTTGATAGAGTTCCTGCATCTATAAGTTGACGTAAAGCTGCAGTAGCAGTTCTTGATAAACCACCTAGCATGTGTATAAGACCAAAGCCGTAGAAACCTAGACCAGGTAAAAACTTGTAGTGAGTAAAATATTGTTTCTTTTTTCTTAATGGATCTGCTTGATTCCAATTTCGATATATAGATAAAACTTCTCCTGTATCTTCATCAACAGTAACAATGTAAGGCAACATAATACCTGTGTTATTGTTTTGACCATCTTTGTCTTCAAATCCAGGAATGTCTAAATCAACATGCATCTCTAAAAGATTATGCTCTTCTTCACTAAATGAAACTTGTTCTACTCCTGATATCTCATCTTGTTTTTCTTTTATTTCTGATACATCAGATCTTGATGCTGATACATCAATATCACGATAAAAACCTGACACTTGATTTTTTCTCAAATCATTGTGTTTCATTTTTACAATGTGTGTAATACGCATACAAGTTTCTAAGTCTGAGATAAGGTAAGGAACTACTAAATCTTCTGCAGGTATAAATTTAGATACAGCTCGTTCTAGAGTTCCATCATAGTAAATTTTTTTGAAAGCTGATCCTGCTAAAGGTAAGTGAAATAACATTTGATCAAGCTCGGGATCAAACTCTTGCATGACATTGGTCACTTGATAGTTCATAAAACTTTTGATTCGCTTTGCTTGTGCTTCTACTTCAGGAGTAGGATCTCCCATAACTTGAGTTCTAACAGGTCCTCCTGCAGGAAGTAATTCTTTATAGGCTTGTGCCTGAAACTGTGTGACTGCCTCTGATAATAAAGGATGAGTTACACCTGTAGCACCTGGGAAAGGTGTAGTCCTCTCTTCATATTTAAATCCAAGTAGGTCTAATCCATCTTTGTAAGTGTTTTCCCAATCTGAACGAGAGTTTTTGTCATCTTCAAAGTTACTTTGAAGATCTGAAGATATCTTTGATAAAAGATCGTCGTCTAAGAATTCTGCTATATTTGATGTAAAATCGGTTTGTTCTGCCTGTGGTTGATTAGGATCAAAATCAAGCGTAACTCCACCATCATCTTCTGGGATTATTTCAACCCCGTTTTGCATGTTATTTGAATCAGGTAGCTCTATAGATTGACCTTTTTCTTCAATCTCAAGAGGACCGTCTTCTGTCTGTATGATTCTTTTTTCAGCCATTATTAAGCTCCTATGGGTCTCAGTATATCATTAATTGATAATACAGGGTTAAACATCTTTTTCTTTTGTACTATACCTCCATCTTTAAAGTATGTTGCATAAGGTGTCAACATGTCAGGTGTTAATTCTAATAAGTAAGTTTCTACTTCAGAACCTGAGTTACCGAAGTCTATTGTTCCTATGGATACGTCAGAATTTTTTGATTTAGCTATTCTTCTCAAAGATTCTTCAGAATTACTTGTAAAGTGTGCTCCTGTATGATCTACGGCTTTGGGTCCACCATACTGCATATCATAGGCCACAGCTTTACCGCTTCTATTAGGATCAGTAGGATCGAGTTTTATGCCTCTTGGAGGATCTGCAGCTCTTACCGCCTTAGCAGGTGCTACAGCATAGTGAGAAGGAGCATCTCTGTTTATCTGTATGGCTCCGTTTTCATCGAAGTAAAATCTTTTCTTAGCTGCTTCATAGACATCATTTTTAATCAAGGCATCTACCCAATCTTTTTGATCTTTGAAAGGTATATTAGGAAACATTTGATTCATATCTACATTGTCAATTACTCTGTTGATTTCTCTTAAAGACTCATCTCTTAGTTTACCTGCAGCCTCAAGTGCTTTAAACATACCAGGAGTTACTCTGTCTATTTCTACTTTTGCTACATTATCAAATACTTCTTTTGCTTTATTTAAATTTGTTAGTTGCTCGTTAATCTCAAAAGCAGTAGCAGGTAAAGGTCTAAATACATTATCTAATCTCGTCTGTATGTTTTTAACTTCCTCTAAATCTCCTCGTTCAGCATAAGCTCTAACATCTTTTTTTAATTTTGCTTTGACACTTGCAGCTTTTTGTAAGAAGTCTGATTGTATTTCATCAGCCACACTAACAAAAACATTTGCTCCTGCTGCTGACTTACCTTTTCTAGTGCTGTTTAATGACCATCCAATAACATAAGGTTCAGAGTTTGGACCTAATTTATTTTTGGTGGCAAAATCAACATCATCTGTTACTTGTCTCATAGAAGAGTGACCTTCATATCTTGCTACGTCACTAGGAAGACCTCCAATGTCTCCTCTAATATCGGCAGAGTCTACCCATAGAACTCTTTCCTCTCTTGTTCCTGCTACATAGTTATCATTTCTTCCAGAGTCTCCGTATTTAAGGTTTCCTGCATAATCACCATACTTAGCTGATTGTATAGAATTAGAAGGAGATGATGCTACAAGGTCAGCAATCTCATCATAGGTTATAGGTGTGTTGTTTGTAAACTGTCTAGTCTCTTTATTAAATCCACCTTTTTTATTTAAATATTGTCTGATGTAAGCATCTTGTAGCTCACTCTCTCTAACACCGATAGATCTAAAATAGTCTTGCCATTCTTTTGCAGATAGAGCGATACTATCTCTTGCAACAGGTTGACCTTTGATAATTAAATTACCTGTAGGAGAGTTGATGTTTTGCACTAATCTTGAATAGTAAACTCTATTACTTCCTGTTCCAATAGCTGCATCGGGAGTTAAAGTAACAGCTAGTTGTGTTCCTGTTTTTTTCTTTTTGACTTTGACAGGCACTTGTACTTCTTCTACTCTAAATGTCAGCCCTTCTTGATTTCCTAGTTCTAATGCTTTTTGATTAGCATCATCTAATCCAGGAGATTGAAAAACTTTTTGTCCTTCAGGACTAATAATATTATAACGTGTTTCTGTTTCTCTTTTAAAAGGAAGCTTGGGTGCAGGTAATGCTTTTTGTTGAGACTTTTGAATATTTGTAATTGTTTTCGGTGCATCTCCTACCATCATCCAATCCATGATAGGTTTGAATACTTGTTTAAAAGGTGCTGCTTCTGCGGAAGGTATAAATAAATTACCTATCTTCGAGAGCATTGATGCCTGGTCCGTTGTTCGGGGTTTT